CCATTGATGACACACTCCTTTGTTTTTATTATACTTCGATTGTTTTTTATGTGTCAAGTTTTATTATACAGGATTAGAAAACTGTCGAGAATTTCACGCTTGACCGAGAATGACTTACCTGAACCCGGTGTGCCGAGGATAAGTCCATTCGGATTTTTGAGCCTTGAACGATTTGCCATAATCATATTGCCTGAAACCGTGTTCAGACCGTAATATGTACCGCCAATCTGAAAGAGTTCCTGCGTGGTAAACGGCACAAAGATTGCAATTCCCGATGTGTGCATTTCTCTCGACACCTGAATTTTGTTGATACCGAGTGGCAGAGAAGAAGAAAGATAATCTTCCTGCAAGTATTCGCAAGGGAGCAATGTGCAGTTATTCTTCTGACAGATACGCTTTAAAAGTTCAAGCTGTAAGCCTAAATCTTTCTTGTTTCGTGCGTAGTTTCGGATTGTAATGGAAATATGGAAAAGTCGCTCATTCTTGCTGTTGAGGTCATCGAGAAGCTTTTCCAAATCCGTAATATACATTTTGATTGCAGGAGGAAGAATGTCAGGGTCATAGCCTGCCTTTGAAGCTTTCTTCTGTTCGTCAATTTTCATGGACTCCACGGCTGTCAGCTTTGTTTTTACGAACTTGAGTGCCGTAATCTGGTCAAGTGGTGCAACGTGCAGATTCACGCAGAAAAGGTGCTGTAATTCAAGAAAATCGGAGAGAATACTGTCAGGCAGTTCGCCTGCGAGAATACTCATTCCGTTGATAGCACCGAATGATGCACCAATTTCAAAGTTTGCCTTGTTGAATTTAAGGCTTGAGGGGGCAATGAAGTCTTTGGTATCCCAACCCGCTTTCAACATTTCATTCCAATCGAACACAAAAGGTTCTGATTTGAATGGATTTAAGCTGTAATACAAGGTTTCAAGCCTTTCTTTGCCGTTTAAAGCCTTAGCTTCCACGTTAAATCCCTTAAACATCTTGATGACCTCGGTCTGAACGTTGAGAAGTTTCGGCTTTGCCTGTTTATATGAACTTGCTTCAATGGTGAACGTCAGGAACTTTCTGCTCGATTGTCCGTTTTTGCCCGATAACAGCTTTGATTTCAGCATTTCGGAGTATTCCGCACGAATGTCATTGAAATCGTCCTCCTGCGTAGGTATCTGAATTTCCCTGACAAGTCCGTCCTGACTTCTGTTTTGATTTTCAAAAGTCAGCTGAAATGTCACTGTATTATCGAAAAAGTTGATTAAATCGCAGTATTTTGAGAAAATACCGTTCTGTTCCTCAAATTCGGCAAGCTGATAGTTGGTATCAAAGAACTGAATGGTCTTTGAAAATCTATGCTCATCAATTTGACACACACCGTCTTTGAACATCTGCGTGTAGCCGATTGTGTTCTGAGTAGACGAAATATCGTCCTTATGTTTCTTGATTTCACTCATACGGGCAAGAAGCATAGCTTTGTCATTCTTGTCGATTTGGTCAATCGGCTTCTTTGTGACCGCTTCCGCACCCGATTTGTAGTCTGTTTTCTTTTTGTTCTTCAAGCCTACTTGCCCCTTTCTATCTTGTTTAAAAGCCGTTTCAGCTTGTTATATTCAATCTGCCTTTCGATACATTCGTAAAGATTGACAGTTCTGTAGGTTCGTTTGCGGGGACGTTTGAAATAACGGAACATATTCTTAATGGTCTGCTCAAAGAAAATGCCGTTTTTCTTATACAGACCGCAGATAAGGGCAGGAGCAGCCACCGCACCCATAACGAAGATTGCACCTGATACGCCGAGCGTTCCACGGGTCAGAAAGAAAAGCGGAATGCCCATAACACCGCCAATTCCAAACGAAACCACCTGTCTTTTGGTTAGTCCGAACATGAACTTCTGCTTTATATCGTTCAAGTCCTTTGGTATCTGTACATAATGTGCCATTTTTTATCCTCCTAAACTCATCGAGCGTTAAACACAGATTTTGAAATAGCACCTGTACGCAATACTGTGAATATTAAAGCTACCGTGTATCCCAAGAGCATAGCCATTTGCAGAATAATGCCGTCCGTACTGCTGTTGAGCGAAGCAATCGCATTTGAAAACAGCGTTTTGAAGATACCGAGAGCGATGATAATGAAAAATCCCTGAAATGACAGGGCGAGAAGCTGTTTTACCCAGTTCTTGCCGACACTCGACCATTCACCGCTGTCAAGCATTGTTGCCATTGGGATAGGTGCAACACCTAAATACATAAATACCTCGATGATTCGGGAAGCAAGGACAATTACAATGGCAACCATCATAATCATCACTCCCAAGTGAACAATCAGCGAGATAAACCAGACCATAATCAACTCACCGAGTCCAATACTGTTGAGAGCCGATTTTTTGAGTGCCAAGTCGGTAGTTAGGAAATCTCCCGTACCGAAAAGCGTTGTGATACCGCTTGCACAAGCGTCTGTTCCGAACGAAAAGAGTGCTGATGCGATGTAAAAGACGTTCGATACCAAAATTACACCGCATAAGGCTTTGATGATCCATTTTATGAATATGGAATCATCAAAGTCCTTGAAGTTATTCCCTCGGATAACGGTCTGTATCAGGTCGTTCAGCAATATGATGACCAGAATAAAACCGCCGATGGGAACGACCACATTGTTGCAGAGTGTTTCGATGGTCGACCAGACAGTTGTTCCGCCGCTGGCAGAACCGGAAAAGCTTGCAGGATGACCGGTCAGAAAAGTGGAGATCAGACCGCCGTCCTCCGTCGTTTTATGAAACGTTTCGGTCAGCAGATCGGAAATGCTGTCAAACTGCGACTTTATGCCGTCTTTGAACAAATCTTCGCACCATTCCTGCAAGCTGTCGATTGCATCACTTATGACACCCATAATCTCACCGTCCTTTCATACGATTGCCCACATACCGCCCACCACGCAACCGCTGAAATTAGGTCAGATTATACTGCACCTGTCATCATGTTCTGGAGGACAGGAACAAGTACGATTGCAAGGAGGATAAGTCCAAGACCGGCCATAAGCTGCTTCATGCCCTGCGACTTTGCGCCCGGATTATCGTTACCGTAACCTTCGAGGAGGTTTACAACACCCCATACACCAACGCCTGCACCGATAAGGCAGATAACGGATTTAAGTACCGTACAAGCCGTTGTGATGAACGAGGAAGTATCCACTTCACCGGAAGCGGCGAATGCCTGTGTTGCACAGGTTGCACCCATGACACCGAATGTTGTGGCAGCGAGAACTGCCTTCTTTGCGAGCCTGCTTCCCTTAGCGAGCCACTTGTGCTTAGGCTGTGCAGGAGTTTCCATAGTGACAGTATCAACTGCCATAGCACTTATATTTTCCATTGTAGTTTTCTCCATTCTGTATATGTTTTTGTTTATCTGTAGCCGAAAAGGGAATCAAGGAGCTGCTGTAATGTGTATTGTTTTTCTCTGTTATTCCGATTTCGGGGTAGATACTATTTTTCGTCCATTTCGTAAACTTCAACTTTCGTTGATTTGCGTAATGTCAGGTAATTTTTCTCTTTTTTACCGACAAAAGATTCAATATCGAACTTCGCTTTCGGATTATCGTCAAGCAGAAGATGATAATGTTTGTGACGTGTAATATCAAACTTGTCTGAGAAGAATGGACGAACGCCTCTCAGCTGTAAGATACACTTTCCACCGTCCATGACGGCTAATTCGTCCTGCGATTTGAGTTCCTTGCCAAGTTTCTGATAATTCAGACCGTAGCTTTCGGATTGACCACGGGTATTTGAGGTATTGAAGCTGTCGATCGTTTCTTTTCCTAAAGATTCGGAAATTTCCTTGAGAGTGGATTTTTCCTTGCCACCTAAGAAAAGAGTGGTATCGCAGTTGCCCTCAATCGTATCGGCATTGTCCTTGTATATCGCTTTCAGCTGTGACTTTGCCTGCAAGATGATACTTGCTGAGATTTCACGGCTTCTGATAGTAGCGATAAGCTTTTCAAACTGCGGTATTTCGCCGATATTCGCAAACTCATCGAGCAGACAGCGTACATGATAGGTCAGCTTTCCGCCCTCTGAATTGTCTGCTTTGGTACACAGCAGATTGAACAGCTGAGAATACATAATCGCAACAAGAAAATTGAATGTTGCGTCCGTATCCGAAATGATGACAAAAAGTGCCGACAGTTCGTCACCCAGCCTGTCAAGCCCGAGTTCATCATAGCTTGTGATTTCAAGCACCTCGTCAATGGCGAAAGGTGCAAGACGTGTTGAACAGGAGATGAGGATTGACTTTGCTGTTTTGCCTGCGGCCAATTTGTAAGCGTGATACTGTTTGCAGGCAAATGCTCCGAGCCTTTTCTGTTCCTCGGTCGGCTCTTTGTCTTTCATGTAGAGAAATTCATTGCTGATTTCGTAACCGTCAGGATATTCACCGCCTATCCAACACTCGATAAACTCAAAGAGCCTGTCCATAGCGTTCTTAAAGGTTTCATCGTCCTCACGGCATTCCGAGGAATTTATCATCTCAATCAGCGTTTCAAAATTTCTCTCGGCAGGCGGATTGATTGTAAAAATCATAGCGATATATGCTGTGTAGAGAAGCTTTTCAGCCTTTACCCAGAAGTCATCACCGCCGTTCTGCTGTGAACTTTGTGTATTCTTGATGAGAACATCAACGAATTTCAGAATGTCCTTTTCTCTGTTCTTTTTGGATATGTAGGCAAACGGATTGTAGTGCATGGACTTGCCGAAATCAATGGTGTTAAAGACTTTAATTCGGTACGGCTGATAGGAAATATTGCCGTTTTCGTCCTTGACAGATCTGCCACGCTGTAGCATTTTTCCGCACTCAATCAGTACCGTACCTTTCGGGTCTGTCACGATATATGAACTGTGCATCTGCATAAGATTCGGCTTGACAAAAAATCTCGTTTTGCCTGAGCCTGAACCACCGATGACCAGAATATTCTTGTTTCTTGCATACTTCGGACTTGACGGTTTACCCATTGTCAAGCCTTCGGTCTGCGTGAGAATGACGTTGTTATCCTTATCCTTTAAGTCCATATATGGCTCAATATCCTTTTGTTCGCCCCATACAGCCGAGCCGTATTCCGTGCCTTGTCGGAATTTCTTCTTGTTGGCAGCTCGCATCTTCATAAAGAATTTCATAGCCACACCAACCGCAATTCCAATAAGCAAATCAATCGGATTGAATGACGGCAGTATACGGGCGAAAGCTGTACCGAGATTTGTCATGGCAGGAAGTATCTTTTCGGAAATATTCTTACCCTCTGCTGTACGAAAAGCAAAGCAGATAATGTTTCCCACATAGCCGAAAATGACGTAGGCAAGGTTGTTCAGAACGAATTTTTTGACTTTTCTCGAATCCATTCAAATTACCTTAGTGCGACATTTCCTTAGACTTCTCACGAACCTTTTCTTTCTTTTTAGGCTCATTGGCAACCTGTTTCGCCATATCCTTAATCTGCCGACGTGTGATTTCGGTACGGTTTCCTGTGAGTTCGCCTTTCTTTACGCTTGCAAACTCACCGAAAGCCCTTTTGAAATCTTCTGTTTTGCCTGCCTGAAAGAAAACGTGGTAGGTATCGCTGTTTGGCTCTTTTTTAACTGCATAATCAATATCATATTTCTTTGCAACCGAGAGAAAGTCCTCAATACCCTTGATTTCCACGTTTTCAAGCCTGCCTGAATGTTCTGTCAGTTTTTTCATGGAAACTCTGCCTTTTTTCACGGACTTACCCGAAAGAAAGTCATTCATCGCAGATTTCAGGACATCGGCTGTAAAGTCCTTGCTTCTGACTGATAAATCTATGGTCTTTCGCAAGCCTTTTTCAAAATCATTGCTCATGACGGAAACTCAAATACTGCGTCGATGTTGTCACGAAGCCACTTGATGAAGTCCGACTTGACAGCGTCAAACTTTTCCTCATCGTCATATTCCGCAACGACAATGCCGTTTTCGGAATCGCCATTCATATAGACAACGAAGCCATAGCCTGAATCATCTTCATAATCGCCACAGGTTACGCAGGCAACCGCATTTGTGTAGTTAAACGCTGTTCCGTCCTGAGAGATAAATGTTAGGGTCATACGCTCACTCCTTTCCCGCTTACTATATTCAGTTTAGCAAAATAGGGGATGTAAATCTGTCAAGTAACGTCAAGCGTTGTCAAGTTTTGTCAAAAATCAGTTTCGTATTTTCGTTTATCAGGATTGACTTTTTCACAAAAATGTAGTATAATAAGTTATACAATTAGTGTAACTTTAGGAAAGTGATGTGAGTTATGGTTAAGAACAACTTTGAAATAGATGTAAAGGTTAAGTGCATAGAAAACAATACAACTCAAGCGCAGATTGCCAAAGATATACATACTTCAAAAGAATATGTAAATAAGGTTATCAAAAAGCAAGAAGGCATCGTCAATAAAACCTATGTACAGATACTCGAAGCACTTGGTTATGACATTGAACTTACTTATGTGAAGCGAACGGAGGATTAAATATGGATATTCAGTCATATAATGAGCAATTTCAAAAAGTTGTCAATATCATTGAATCAGCAAAAGAACGTGCATACAGGAAAGTGAATGAAGAACTGATTCTGATGTACCGTGATATTGGCGAATATATCAGCAAACAATCGTACAACAGTGCCTATGGCGATGCTTTTGTGCAGAAGTTGGCTGATTTCTTTGCTGAAAACTATCCTGAACTGAAAGGATTTAACAGACGTGGATTGTATAGAATGAAGCAATTCTACGAACTTTATAAGGACGAAGAAAAAGTGTCACCACTGGTGACACAATTGAGTTGGTCTAATCACTTGAAAATCATGTCAGCCTGCAAAACTATGGACGAGCGTATTTTCTATATGAATATGTGCATAAAAGAGCACTTGTCCAAGCGAGAGTTAGAAAGGCAGATTGACAGTAGTTATTATGAAAGATATATGCTGTCACAAAACCCGCAGTCTTTGGCACTTGAAACAGCAAAAAAAGCAACGGGAAATATTTTTCTCGATAATTATGTCCTTGATTTTCTTGATGTTCCTGAATCAATGTCAGAGCATGATTTACAAAAGTCGATTATTAGAAATCTGAAAGATTTTATTCTTGAAATCGGAAAGGATTTTACATTTGTTGGAGAAGAATACCGTGTTCAGGTAGGAAATCATGACTTCTATATTGACCTTTTGTTTTATCACAGAGGATTGTCCTGCCTTGTTGCTTTTGAATTGAAAATTGGCGAGTTTAAGCCTGAATATGTGGGACAAATCAATCTGTATCTTGAAGCGTTGGACAGAGATGTCAAAAAGGATAATGAAAACCCAAGCGTAGGTATTATCCTTTGTGCAAGCAAAGACGATGAAGTTGTTGAATTTGCTCTCAGCCGAAGTCTATCACCGACAATGGTTGCCGAATACAATCTGAAACTGATTGATAAAAAGCTTTTGCAAAAGAAATTAAAGGAATATATAGAACTTGCAAAATTAACAGCCGAAGAAGAAAACTCATAAAAGAAAATCCGACCGGTCTGTACCTTAATGGTACAAATCGATCGGTTGTTTTATATCATGGCTGAAATTGCTTTTTCTCCAACATCAAGATGATAATACACACCTTGTCTTGTCATAAACATTTCCTTTGAAATACGGGATACCGTTTTTATTTCAATATATCGCTTAATCATAATATCTCTGCACTCATTATTATCAATCATCTGTATCTTATCAAGAATACTCTTTTTAACAGTAGCAGATTCAGAAATCAGACTTTTCAAGTTATCCGATAATTCGTTAATGTCATGTTGAAAAGTATCATTCATCATATTTCTTGATACTAATTCCGCCATACTGTCCAGCTGAAGCTTTACGCTCCTGATTTGGCGGTCAATCATAATATACTGCCATAAAAATTCCTTACCTGTCAAAATAGTAGACCTCCTGCATTTTCTTTATAAAACATTTGCCGTCAAGTCCTGACAGCAAGCCAAACCACTCCGACAGGAAAAAGCATTCAAGTTCTTCTTTCCGCCTGATAACCGAGTCACGCATTGTGTGATTTTTCAGAGCAATCAACGTGTACCTGTAGCTTTCCGCTGCCGAAGTGACTATTGCATGGGCAAGCTGTATGTAGCCGTCATCAGGAGAAGCTGACATCGAGTTCACCGTTTTGAAGCGACTCTTTCAAGCCGTTGACAGCGGTCGGATAGTCTCTCTCCGTAACGTATTTGAGCAGTTCAAGGAAAGACTGTATGCCGTATTCTTCAAGATTCACATTGAAGATATGCTTGTTATCTCCTGCGAAAATATCGAGTAAAATCTCGATAATTTCTGCAACATCGTAGTCGATGAAGTTGCCGATATTGACGATTTCACCGTTTTTCATGACAGCGAATACCGCAAAAGGGGAAATCTGCTTCTCGTCATCGTCCATAATCATAACGGTCTTTCTGAAAATGTCATCAATATTGTCGAGGTCAATCACTCTGCCATGCTTTGAAATAATCATCTTTTCCATCATAAAAATCCTCCATTACTTTCTTTCGGTCATCTTGTAGTAGTTGCTGAAATCAGAAGCAAGCCAATTTTCAAGCTTGTACTTTGCAAAGTCACGTTCTTCCTCAGTAGCATAGACACCGAGGAGAATTTCGTCATTAAGCGTAGTGACAGCGAGAATACCGAACTCAACATCTTCATAGACAACGTGTTCATCATCGTTGATATTGTCGATAACGTCATAGTCGCTAATATCGACAAAAACAGACTGAATCATAGCGATAATATCGCTGTTTATGGTTATATTTTCGTGTGTAATAATCATTCTCATATTTTGCTCCATTTCGTTTTTATTCACCTAAAAGTATATTTTTGAGGTCTGCATAGCTTCTCTGTGCCTGTTTCATGCGATAGGACATACCTTTCATCGCAAAAGAAAAGGTGGCAGGAAGAATACGGTCAAAAGTACGTTTTTTCTTCAAATCAGGACAGTTCCCCATATCCGTAATGTCAATGTTTGTTGTGACAATCATCGGCTTGTTTGATGAAATGCGTGTATCGACAAGGCTGTGAACACGTTCAAGGGCAAATTCCGTGCCACGTTCCGCACCCAAATCGTCGATAATCAGCAAATCGGGCGAAACAATGCTGTGCGTGTATTCGTCATATTCCGACTCATTGAAGAAATTGCCACGCTCCACAATCTGCATAGAAGTGAGCCATTTCACGCTAAAGCCTTTATTCAGCAATGCGTTTGCGATGCAGGCTGCCAAATAGGTCTTGCCGGTACCGACATCACCGTAGAGGAGAAGTCCTGTTCTGCCCATTTTCTCAAAGTTTTGGATATAGTTCGTGCCGATTTTTCTTGCATCGGGCAATTCAACAGCGTTAATATCAGCGGAGAGATAATGCTCAGGAATATGGGCAAATTCCTTGTTGTGATGAATAATGGATGAAAGCTGATTTTCCGCTTTTTCACGCTTTTCCTTTGCAGATTGACAAGCACAAAAACTGCTGACGATTTCGGGCATACCCATTTTGACAAGTTGCTCAGGCAGGCGGAACTGTTTCGGAGTACCGCACTTGCCACAATGCCAGAGTCCGTCCTCAGCTATGTAGTCCTCAGCGTTCTTGTTGGTGATAAAGTTCTTTTCTGCATTTTCAGAGAGTGTCTGAAAAATATTTCTCAGTATTTCGTTCATGGTAAATCCTTTCTGTTCTTGAAGTGATAGTTCAGGTATTCTTCCGCTTCTTTCTTTGTCATGCTCCAATACACCTGTCCAACGTTCCATTTTGCTGAAAAAAGAGTTTCAAGATTTTCGGTGTTGAAGTCTGATTTTGAGTATTTCAGGCTCAAAATATCCTCTCTTGACAGCATAAAGCCGAATGATGAAATCTCGTTGTCTGCATTGATACCGTGAAATTCGCACAGCATTTTGAAATGCTCCCAGAAGCGAAAAGGCTTTTTGTTTTCAAGTTCATCAGGTGTGTAGAGGTTAAGCGTTTTGGCTAAATACTTCACAAGCCCCGAAAACGGCATACCCTCCGATTTGCAAAGAAATCCAAAAACATCACCACTTTCACCACAGGAATAGCAATTGAAATAGCGTTCCTTGTGAATGTGTAGGACAAAATCCTTGCTGTTACAGAATGGGCATTTACAGGAATTTCCCTTAATTTCGGTGTATTCCTTCATGACGGCAGGCAACGGCTCTTTGATTCTGATGAGTTCCAAAAACTCCTCGTTGATTTTCATAATGTTTCACTCCTCACAAAAATTGGTCGAATGGATTGACATTTACGTCATAGACAGTATTCTGTATACCTACGGGTTTATCAAGCTGAGGATAGTCCTTTGCAACTCTCTCGATTACCCAATTCAGAATTGTGTGATAATCGGATTTATACGTTTTTCCGCTTGAAAGCTTGTAGTTGTTCAGAATTTCAATACACTTGTCCACGAAAGCTTTTGAGTGCTGTGCTGTCAGCTTCTGATATTCTTCTTCGGTCATTGTGACAGCTTCAGCATAATGTTCTTTAGCTGATTTCTTTGACCGTGATTTTGAAATTGATTTGGGCGATGAAGCGATAGCGGAATTTAATTCTTTCGTACTTGATTCTTTAGTTCTTGATAGGTAAGTATTTAATTGTGCCTGTTTTTCTATACCTTGAATTTCAAGATGTAGGTTTTCTGTATCTTGTTTTTCTTCATCTTGAGAATCTGTATTTAGCTGACTTTCAGCTTGTTTTTCCTGCTGAATTTTGATAAACAGTTCAGGACATTCCAGACCGTTAGGCATATCCTCGTATGGAATTTCGTAGATGTGATAGAGGTATTCAAAACGTCCGCTTTTGGAATAGTTGGGCGGAAGTTTCTCAACGTACACATACTTCTCGTCAATCAGTTCATGCAGGGCAGCTCTTACAGCCGTTTCGCCCTCCTTACAGATTTTCACAAGTCCTGCGATAGAGTAACACCAATCGTCAGGCAAACCGAGAAGTTTTGACATAAGACCAACTGCTTTCAGACTCAGTTCGATATTCCTCAAATGGTGATTACTCATAATCGTGAAGTCAGCGGTCTTATGCACTCTGACCACCGATGAATTGTTTTCTCTTGCCATAACAAACCTCCGAATAAAAAATTGCAATAAAAAAGACGTTCCTCAACTGATATGAAGAACGTCTTACGTTTTCTATTCGATTTTTTAGCAAGTTTAAGCCTGTCTTGATTGTATTTTTATCATTTAAAATTGTAAAATTTCTGTGAGCCTAAGTTCCCTTAGCGTATTACGATTGCGGTACTTCACCTTCATTGGTTTTCGTTTTCTTCGTCAGAAAATCGACTGTGTAGGATTTCTGCAAAAGCGCATCACCCTTGTATTTTTCATTAGTAAGAATACTCCGCACCGTTGACTGGTTCCACTTATCCTTGCCTCCGGGTGTCTTGATGCCGCGTTTGGTAAGTTCTCCGGCAATGGTATGAATGGTCATGCCGTCCAAGAACAGCTTATAAATCAGCCTTACCGTTTTTGCCTGCTCCGGCACCACCACAATCGTTCCGTCCGGGCCTTTCTCATATCCAAGGAAACGGCTGTAAGCAAAGCTGACCTTTCCGTCTGCAAAACGCTTCCTATGTCCCCATGTGGCATTCTCCGAAATTGAACGGCTTTCTTCCTGCGCAAGGGAACTCATAATCGTAAGAAGCAGCTCGCCCTTGCTGTCGAAGGTCCAAATGTTTTCTTTTTCAAAATAACATTCGATGTTATGTTCCTTCAATTTTCGGATGGTCGAAAGGGAATCCACCGTATTTCTTGCGAATCGGCTGACCGATTTTGTAATGATAAGGTCAACCTTTCCCGCCAGGGCATCGGCAATCATCTGATTGAAACCGGCGCGATGTTTGGTGTTGGTGGCGCTGATGTCTTAGTCTATGTAATAGCCGTCTTTGATACAATCTGAATTTGCCCCATACTTTTTGATTTTCCACTATACTTTTTGAGGATTACACTAGGGGTGGGTGCATTTCCCACAGACAGAGAAACACCCTGCGTCAGCGTTCATGCCAATGCAGGGTGTGCTTTTATAATCTGATTTCCGTGCCGTCAGCAAAAGTAAAACCGTAGTCATCATTGCCATAAACGGTCATGTATTGCAACAGTCCTTGCCGCATGGCGTAACAGTAAAGGGGATAGTCACGCCGCCCTGTTCGCCGTCGTAAGACTGCGGCTTGATCATACAGTCTTCCATCCATGCGTCAAACGGCGCTTCCGTCTTGTCGATTATCACTTCAAGCATTGTGGTCTTGCAGTCATCGCCCGTAAGACGATCAAAGGCTATGTCCTTTATCTTCGCGTATATCCCGTCACCTTTGCGGGCATAGTACGGATCGACCGACATACTCGGCTCATAACCGTTGTCTATGACTTCGCTTTCGTCAAGCACATTCTTTACTGTTTCAGTTGTGGGGTTCAGCTCCATTGATAGCTCACTGTTATCCCTGCCGACCTTATACCATTCGGGCGATTCGCCGCTGCCGAATTTCGCGTCAATGAAATGCTTGAGATGCGAACGCGAAAGTTTGTCCGTTCCCGCTGCTATTGTAAACTGTTCTGCCATATTAAAAATCCTCCTCGTAAATATCAAAAATCAAATGCAGCTGTACCTGATAGATACCTCTGTCGCCGTCGTCATCGAGCGCAAGAAGCAGACCATTATCTGCAGATATGCTTACTGCGCTTCGGTTGCCGCCAAGTTCGGGCAGCTTAGACAGCTTATTCTGTTCTTCGACCCAAAATATGAGCCTTTCAGTGAAGTTTGTAGCATTGAGCCGTGAAATATCGTCTGCGGTATATTCGCGGCTCTGGAGTATCGCGTTGTACTGCCACTGCTGGTCACCAAAAACATTTTCAGTCAGCTTCGTAAGTCCCGATGTCTGTATGCTGTAATTCACAGGTGTGTTTTCGGTTTGGTCGATATGCAGATCAATGTCCGCAAAAAACGGACACTTTTCTACAAACTCTTTTACAGAGCTGAGCAGGCTCAGATTATTTTGATCTGACAATCTTCTTCACCCCATTCAGTATGGAATCTTTGTAATCGGGCTTCATACGCTCAAACCACAGCCTGCCGCGTTTGCCGCCTTTGTTCATGCCCTCTTTGCCGTTGCCTTTGTTGCTGTAATAGTTTAGCCGCGCATATGGTGTGTTATAATGGACCATACCGCTGCCCTTTACAGTTGCCGTTGTGCCCGAGCGCTTTAACGGACCCCTGCGAAGCGGCACATAGCTGTCGCAGCAGCGAAGCACCTCACTGTCTACAAATATCTGCGCTTTGCCGCCTTTGTTAAGCGAGCGTTTTGCAAGCAGCAGATTTTCTGGCAGTATTTCAAGTTTAACTTTGACTCTGTCGTCGCTCATCGTGCCGTCACCTCCGTGTGCCGCATATATTCGCTGCCGTAATCCTTGCGGGCAACAGTAGTGATTTTAAGCGGGCTTTTCGCTTTCAGCAGGTTTGTCACGGAGTCTGTTATCTCAAAAGCTATATCGCCTTTGGCAATGTAGTCAGACTTCGCGACCTCGGCTGCGAGCGGCAGATATACCGCCGCCGTATCAACGTCAGTCTTGCCGCTCTTAGAGATATTGACAGCCTCTGTGTCCTGCCACCAGCAGGGATAATGCAGTGTGATATATCCCTCGTCAGTTTTGTGCCACACCGTGCACCTGCCGTTGAACCTCATCAGACCCACCTCACAGACTGTATATCAAGATACCGCGAAGCTGTTTGTATAAGCTCTTCGGCGACGGTAGTTTGTGTCGCGGCGTAGCTGACAGAGTAATCGCCGACCTTTTCCGAGGTCACCTGCTTATCGGGCTGTGCGGAATACATGACCTCTGCGCAGGCACAGCAGGCTTTGCTGAGCTGAGTATCATCGCTAGCGGCAAATGTTAGGCTGTCTATATACTCCGTCGCACGCTCTGCAAAGTACGGATACTCATTTTCGGGTATTTTGCTGCCGTAAAATACAGTAGTGTAAAACGTGTAGTCAGCATAAGCCATAACCTACACCTCCTCAGTGTCCGTTCCTGCTCTGCCCATGATCGCCTGTATGATGTCAGCTTTCTTGCTTGCCGACCCGATGTCAAAGCCGTTGTCCTCAGCAAAGCGCTTGAGCTGCGGTACGGTCATATCGTCAAGACAAATACCGCCGTCGTCAGCAGATACGGCGGTTTCGAGTTCTTCTGTTGGGAAAGTAAGTCCGATCGTCTTAGCCATGATTTTGCCTCCTTACGCTTTGTGATGCAAATAAATGCCCGCTGCCTTGTTCTCATATACGTCGGCAAGACCGTATGCCCTAAAGAAGAACATCCAGCTGTCGTCAGACTGATTTTCTTCGGGCGTGATGACCTTGTTGACTGTGTGCTTGGGATACTGGATCACAGCCGACTTCTGGATTATCATAAAGTTTATGTCCTTGCCGGTCGTTGCCTTGGCATATCCGCCTGTTTCTTCTCCCTCAGTAGTGCCGTCTTTGAGGTCGATAGCCGTGTAAAAGCGGCTCTGAGGTACTTTTACGATCTTTGCAAAATCGTCAAGCACAGCCTTAGACTTAGTTGTATCAACATTTTTCGCGAGGTTGAGCAGCGTGGGCGTGATAAAAAGGTAGCGGTCTTCCTGCGCGACCTCATCTTCGTCCATTTTGTTCTGCGCGGCAACAATAGCGGCGAGCACATCGTTGCCGGAAGTAAGCGTTGCACCTGCCGCTATCTTAGATATGCCTGTTGTGCCTGCATATGTTGCGAAGCGGAATGCGTCCTGCTCAGGTACGGTCTTAGTGCGGATAAACTCACTGGAGAGCTTGCCGAAAGCAAGTCCTGCGGTCTCCTCGTTGTCCATATTGTCCACGCTGAACTTACGACCTCTGTCATAATTGAACTGTACAGTTTCATTGGTCAGCGTAACATCGCCCTTGACATATCCGCTGTTGCGCGAATAGTCCGCAAGACCGTCCATGGATATTTTAGGTATGATGATCTCATTGGCGTTTGCACCCGCCTTGACAAGGCTCTGGTCGCTGTCGAGGTCAGATGTGAGCGATGCCTGCTTGTACACCTCGTCAAGCAGGGCAATGTAAGTCTTGAATTTCGTGATTGCGTTTGCCATAGTGTTTTACCTCCATAATTTACTTAGATGCGGGCAGTCCCATAACGGCTCTTGCCTGCGCGTCTGATACTGTTTCAGTTGCCGAGCCGTGGTCAATACCTGTGTCGATCCTTGCGCCGTTAGGCTCAGATGAATTGTCCTCAAAGAGGAAACTCTTGTCTGCTTTGAGTTTTTCGAGCTGCTCTGAAAGACCGGTAAGCTTGCCGTCGGCGTCGAGTTTAAGAAGCGAGGAGTCGATCTGCGACTTTGCAATGCCTACGTCCCTTGCCTTAGCACCGATAAGCGAAAGCTCCAGCGCCTTGTCAAGCTTGAGGGCGGCTATATCAGCATTGTACTTGCTTTCCCAGTCAGCCGCAGCCTTTTTCAGACCCTCTACATCTGCGCCGTCAAATGCCTTGACCTTATCGGTAAGCTCAGCAACTGTGTTCTTTGCAGCTGTAAGCTCTGCGGTAATGTCAGTAGTCTTCTGCTGTTCCGCGGTCAGCTCCGCTGTGTGCTGTACAAGCACATTGTCGGCTATATCCTCCGATACGCCGAGCTTCACGAGATCTTCTTTTGTCATGATATTACCTCCGTTTTGTAAATTTGGGTATAATAAAAACGCCCTTGAAAGAGCGTTATATTATCGTTATATTGCAGTTTTAATTGTCCATTTCGATCATTGCTTTTATCACCGCATAGATACCTTTGAGTATGGTAAATACCCATGCAGCCACATAGCAGCCCGTAGGTATCTGCCCTGTATCGAGCGCGTAAAGCAGAATAAGCGTTGCGAGCATTGTATCAGCTCCTTTCATGCAAAATTAAAAGCCCCCTTAGGTGGGAGCTTTTGCATTTTTGATTTGCCAGTATACCTTATCATAAATATCCAGCGCTTTGTATCCAAAATCCGTCATATTATTTTGGTCTTCATCCATGCCATAAACAACTGATATGTCACTGATTATACACTGAAACATTGAAATATCATTGTCGTCGATTTCTATCTGATTTGTTTCAGTAAATAATTTATACGGATATTCCAAATCTTCAAAATCGCCATATTTGACAAGCATATCAAACTCATCTTTTGTAAAATTAAACACCATAATAATACACCTCACTTTGGATTACATTGAATAAGTACGCCTGTTTCAGGGTTTATTGACACTGCACATTTGTCAGTAACAAATAGCTGAGATACTTTAGGTTTTCCATTTTCATCATATAAAATATTTCCGTTTTTATCTTTGCTTATTTTAGGTTTCATTGCTTTACCTTTAGTTAAAGCTTCCTGAATATCTTCAAGTTCAACCCCTAAGCGCTTTTGACCAGTATCAGGGTCTTTGATCGTTCCTATTACACGTTCGATAAAATGATTAGATTGACCTGTTATTTTTATTCCATTATTAGTTGTAAGCCCTACAATATCATCTTCGATTTTAGTATACATTTTATCATAGTATTCATATCCTACGAGTGGAGAAATCTTGCCTTTCTTTACAGATCTAATATAATTTTTCATCTTTTTATACTCAGGAGAATTATTATACTTCATTCCCTTAAATTTGTCAAGACTTTTAGGCGGGTTTTCTATGCCGTATTTTTTCATAGTTCTCACAAAGTTGCGATTGTTTCCATGTACCGCTTTTTGCGAAACGCTTTTGCCAAATCCAACTACGCGCACCCTGTCGTTTTCGGGGAACAGGTCATTATCAGCGCAGAACTCATCAAGCCGCTTTTCCTTTTCTTTTAAGATAGCAGAATGTTTATCAAACTGCGTTTGTAATTGTCTTTTCAGCACATCGTCGTCCGATGCCCGCACCGCTCCGTCAAGTGCGGCAAGTCTGCGCTTTGAGGCTCTTATCGAGCGTTCCATAGCTCGCTGCTTTTGCGACAAAGCATACTGCTTGTTGTTTTCGGAAATATCCACCGGCAGATTGGCACGTTCTGAAATTCCCTCAAAAAAGGGATAAAAATCATGGCGGCAGTTCCAACCTTTAAGTCCCGCACCTGTGCCGTAGCCCGTAGCAACGGAGAGCTTGGGATATTTCTTATTCTTGCCCGAAATGCTGTATACCTTGCCCTGCCACATCGCATGAGATGGGCGCGCACCCATATGAGCCGTTACCTCTACAAGATCGCAGTCCATTTCCGCGGCGAGATCAAGCTGCATCTGACCTGCGGTCTGGCTTATGCCCGTCATAACGGCGCGCCGTACAGCAACGTCTGCCCAATCAGTACGCCCGCTTGCATAGGTCACTTTGGTAATGCCGTTTGCCGCAAGCTCAGATACCGCGTCATAAATGGCATCTTGGTAAGAAAATGCTCCGCTTTGTATTTTCAGCCACGCCTTGTCCATGAGATGCGTTACGGTATCGCGTGAGGAATCTACCATAGAGCGGCAAAGATTTTTTGTCATTCCGCCTGCGTTTTTGATACCTGCATTTAGCGTGTTGGATAACGCGACCGACCTTAGAGCAGAGGAGCAGTCCTTGCCATACGCGCGGTATATCTTGGCATCGTTGCTTATCGCCTCTTTGCAGGCGGCGGTATAGAGCCGCTTGATCTCGCGCACTGACTTGCCGGTGTATTTTGCAAGCAGCTCATTTATCTCTTTGGTTGACATCCTCAGCTGAGTCGCTTTATACAGCTGCCATTCCGCCGATGGGGTTAAGTAGTCTGCCTTTACAAGCTTTTTAGCAATACTTCGCAGTATCTCTTCCTGCACTTCGTTGACGAGATCTACCATCTCATTGGGCAGGTCGTGCAGTGTCTGAGGTGACAGCATTATTCCTCACCGTCCTCACCGTCCTCAAAGCCCATAAGCTCATCGTCGGTAGGATCTCCGTCGGCAAGCCGCCGCTTAGCGTCAGCTTCCGATTCACCGTACCATTTAACACGGTATTCCCAACGCTGCATCAAGCCCGCTGCTACATCGTCTTTGTCGCGCTGCCGTTCGGCATTTTCGTCAACGAGTGGTGACTGGTCAAATACCACAGATATAAGCGCGTCATCTTTGATGCTGCTGTCTATGTAGTTGTGACCTATCCAAAGCAAAGTTTTGACAAGACGGTGCAGGAAGCTTTCTACTTTGATAAAATGCTTGTGGGCATTTTGTATCAAGTCCTGCTTGTCGCCTGTGTACTGAGTAGCCGTGACTATACTGCCGCTGTTAAACTGATAGTGCTTTGTGCCAAAGCCGACTTTAAAGCTGAGATAGTCAAGCTGAGCCTGTATGCCTGCCGTATTGTCAGCAACGCGCAGTTCGGGGTTATGCTCTTGTACAAGGGATTTACCCGTGCCGTCGTCCATAGTTTCTCCGATGTAATAAAACAACTGCTGATTGACCTCGTCTGGTGCGATCTTTTTACTGCCCGTCATATCCGCAAACATATTTTTGTTGAGGAATACCTTTTTCTGACCGAGCCAAAAATCGGAGCAGAAGTTGTTGAAGGCAAGGTCTATGCCCTTGAGGTTATCTATCGCGTCAGCAAAAACAGCGCAGCCCATTCCGCAGTTATCCTCAAACGGATTGACAATAGCAGGCTTACAGATAGAAAACCAAGGCTTATGACAGCTTGGTTCTCGTTATCCGCCCACGTGAATTTTATCAAAATAGGGTTATATCGCTGATATAACGTCTTTACAAAGCGTATAAAATCTGTGTTTATGATCTCAGGACTGACCTCGCCCTTGCCGCCGTCTATCTTATGGTCTGCAATAACTATCAGCTTTTTAAAACCGTCTATATATGCAGTAGCCACAAATGTGGTCTTAGACTTGTTGCCGCCAAAGTCTATGCCGATCTGTATTGATGTGATCCTGTTTTTATCAAGCTCGGAAACTGTCAGCGTGTAGTTCTCGGGGTTATTGGCAAAGCTCTGAAAGATAAGTCCCTCCGCAGCTATGCGCAAACCTAGTATGTCACGCTTGTACCACAATGATGTTATATCGTACTGTGATTTGACCTCTGCTTTGCGTTCATCGGATATATTGACGTTATCGTCAATGGTAAAATGCTCGTAGTTATATCCGCCGACGAATGCTCCTGCCTTTGTATCCGCGGCGTATTTGTCGATAAAATCTGTGTATATCCACGCTTTCGGATTGTCGGGGTTCAAGTCCCAGAACACCTTGCGCTTATCTGCGGCAATGGTTCTGTTCATAGCTTCTTTGACAAAGCTTTTAGCGTGAAGATTTATCTCCGTACCTATCCACATACCGTAAGAGTTGCCGCGGATAGATTTGAAACTGTTTTCCATCATCGCGCCCGTGAATATTACGATGCGCTCTCTATAATGCGTTTTCGGACCTCTTATGATAAGAGCCTCGTTGCCTTTGTACTTGCCCCAGCGGCACTGACCTCTGAACCAGTGTTCGATGCCGAAGCCATTGCAGTCGCCGAGGATTATTTTCGCATTTCCGACAGTTGAGGCAGATGCAAGGTGTATTTTGTCATTTGTATTTTCTATCTCGTGACAAAAAGCTACAACATTATCGACCGTTTTTCCTGCTCTGACAGCGCCCTCTGCACAGTTTATCATGCTGATTGTACAGCGGCGGATATACTGTTTATGCTTCTCGCCAAAGTTGTACGGTATGGTTTTGCGCTGTTTTAGTACAAGCTGAAATTGCAAGGAGGAAGTCACTAGGCAGGGCTTACAGCGGTAAGAGTGTGCACTCTGCGAAGTTGGTTTGCGAGGACTGCGGCGGGTTCTTCGGCTCAAAGGTATGGCATTCCACAGACTGTTACCGCCGAACCATTTGACAATGCAACAGCAAGTTCAAATGTGAAAAACGTTGTCAGACGCCAACAGTAGACACTGAAACCGTGCAGCGGTTATTCATAAAGGCTTACGATCAGATGATGGGGAACAGAAAACAAATTATCGCAGACTGCGAGCTGATGCGTAAACGCTTACCAACTTCAAGTCACTGAACGATAAGATCGAACAACGCTCGTCAGAAGTGCAGGTAGTTGCCGAGCTTGTAAAGGCTCTTGTCAAGGAAAATGCTTCAACGATTCAGTCACAGGAAACTTACTTGAAAAGATATGAAGATTTGACTAAACGCTATGAGAAAGCAGCCGACAGTATTAACGGAGTGGAACAACGCTATATGGACTGTTATGGTGGAAAAAGCAATCGTTCACAGAGATAAGAGCGTTACGTTTGTATTCTACAATGGCACTAAGGTTAGAGTGGAGAAATTAAAATAGGAGCACGACTTATCTCATTGAATTACGCTCCGCACTGCGACAGTGTTTTCTGTAATATATCGGCGTAACGCCGTACAGCTTTTTGAATCTGCGGCAGAAATAGCCGATGTTCTCAAATCCCGTTTCCTGCGCTATGGTGCAAACGCTGTTTTCGGTATCAACAAGCAGTTTTGACGCACGTTTCAGTCTGTATTCCACAACGTAATTTATCGGCGAAGTGTGCAGGTATGTCTTGAAAATATTGAGAACACTGCTTTTGCTTATAAGAACTGTTCCTGCAATATCATCAAGTGTTATCTGACCGCTGTAATTATCATGAATATACTGCATCATTATCTGAAGCTTAGCCTGCGTCTGTGCGGAATGCCCGGACACGGGGCCGCAGTCTGTTATCTGTATGCTTTCATATAACAGGCGCCATAGTTTCAGCAGCAGTTCTACCGTTTCCATTTCAGAAGCCGTGCCAGAACCCTGCACAGCAAATACCGACCTCATTGTTTCGATAATGCTGTGGTGCGCTGTTTCTTCGGCGGGAAAAATCACACATTCGGTAGTTGATTCAATTATCGGTCTGATGTATCTGCTGTATATCAGACTGCCCTGCGGCGCAAGCAGAACAGGTGAAAAAACAATGTTCGGAATGATGGCGCTGTCCTGGGCTTCAAACCTGTGTATCACCTGAGAATTTATAAAGATCCCATCGCCCGAGCTTAGAACATACCTGTTTCCACCCACCAGAAAATCAGCCTTGCCATGCTGTACATAAACAAATTCGACCTCTGGGTGCCAGTGCCAGTCGATACAGTGAAAATCGAAATCCCAGATGTCCTCATAATAGTAACTGAACGGATATTCTTCGCTGCCGTGACTTGCAGTTTCACGTAAGGTTTCGTCCGTTGTGATCCTGTCCTTTTTGATTTCATTTCCCATGTTCTCACCCGATTTACGATATTGTGTAATAAAAATGTGATTTTGTGTATTGAAATGTTACGATATTTACTATATAATCTGATTATATCATTTGTCAAGGAGTTTGTCAATATGGCTGTAAATTACAGAAAAACACTTATATCCTGCTATCTTGGATTCATCACACAGGCAATAGCGGCTAATTTCGCTCCGCTTCTATTTCTCACATTTCACAATGGCTATGGTATTCCGTTTGGAAAAATTGCCCTTATCTCGTCGGTATTTTTTGTTACTCAGCTTATCATAGATGTGCTGTGTGCACGTTTCGCCGACAAGATCGGCTATCGGAAATGCGTTATCGGTTCGCAGGTGTTTTCTGCGCTGGGACTTATCGGGCTTGCTTTTCTGCCAGAACTGCTTCCCGATCCGTTTTCAGGAATAATTATAAGCACGGTTATATATGCAATGGGAAGCGGTCTGACCGAGGTACTTGTAAGTCCGATAGTTGAAGCCTGCCCGTTTAAGCACAAAGAAGCTGCAATGAGCCTGCTGCATTCATTCTACTGCTGGGGTTCGGTCGGAGTCATACTCATTTCAACACTGTTTTTTACTGCTTTCGGCATAGAAAACTGGAAGTGGCTCTCTTGTATCTGGGCGATAATTCCACTTGTGAACATATACAATTTTTCAGTATGTCCCATTGAACATCCTGTCGAAAACGGCGAGGGAATGCGTATCCGTGACCTGCTCAGAGTGCCGCTGTTCTGGCTTGCGATACTGCTTATGGTTTGTGCTGGAGCCTCGGAACTTTCAATGGCGCAGTGGGCGTCGGCATTTGCAGAATCCGCTCTCGGACTGACTAAATCAGTCGGAGATATTGCAGGACCGTGTATGTTTGCGGTGACGATGGGCATAAGCCGTACACTCTACGGGAAGTACGGCGAAAAGCTCAATCTTATGAAATTCATGATAGGCTCGGCAATGCTGTGTCTGATCTGTTACATCACTGCCTCCCTGTCGGGAATACCTGTAATCGGTCTTCTCGGCTGCATAATGTGCGGATTTTCGGTAGGTATCATGTGGCCCGGATCTATAAGCATCTGTTCGGGAAAAATACCCACAGGCGGAACTGCAATGTTTGCACTCCTCGCCATGGCTGGTGACCTCGGCGGAGCACTCGGTCCTGCTATTGTAGGAAATGTCACCCAGAATGCAGGTAATGATATGCAGAAAGGTATGCTTTCAGGCTGTGCATTTCCACTGATACTTATGATATCGCTCCTGCTGCTGAACAGAGCCAGACGCAGGAATAACTGATCGTATCCGGCAGGTTTATGAAAAGCTACAATAGAAAAAAGGCACCATGTATTTAAACGTGATGCCTTTTTGTTTTTCATACGATGCCGGCGGTCAATTTACGGATTTCATAGAACCTGTTCTGCATTTCTGAACTGCGACGGGGTAATACTCTCGAACCTTTTAAAAATCTTGCAAAAATAACTGCTGTCACAGAAGCCTGTTTCTTCAGCTATCTGCTCGACAGTTTTCTGTGTTTCCGCCAGAAGCATTTTAGCCGCCTGTATCTTGCGTTTTGTGATATATTCCATCGGTCGGCAGTTCATGGTCTGCCTGAATAATCTGCACAAATGCTGCGAAGAAACGCCTGCTGCTTTACTTATGAATTCAAGACCGGGCTGTTTCATATAATTTTCGTCAATATAAGCGATTGCCTTCGTTACCGCAGAGGCGATTTGTACACTGCCTTTTCCTTTCGCCGCAAGACGGCTCAATTCAATAAAAAAGCTGTACAGATAGCCCGACGCTCTGAAATTTCCATCAACCTTGTCAGAGAGAAGTGCCTCGTGCATACATCTGAAACAGTGGTCAAGATATGTAATTTCTTCCTTTGGAAGAGGGAAGATTTTCGGCTTGTCAAAGCCGAGTGCTTTAAGCATATCAGGGCAGGACTTTCCGGACGGTTTTATCCAATGCGTATCCCAGGATTCGTCCGTTGAATAGTACTCATGCGGACAGACGGCAGGGATAAAGAATGCGGTGTACGGATTTATTATATGTTTCTCTCCGTTCATTATAAGTACGCCGCTGCCTTTTGTACAATAAAGAGCTTTGGAATAATTGTCACCTTTGTCGCATTTAACATGATACTGCCATTCGTTCAGCCCTACGCTCACCAAAAAGACGGGAAGACTGCTTTCTTTGCTGATTATCGGATAATCGTAGAATTTCAAAATTAATTCACCGCCTGTGCTAAAATCGTTATATCTTAATAATATCATTCATTGACTTGTTTGTCAATAAGCGTTATAATCTATTAAAACAAGAAAGGGTGATTTTTTTGAGAACAGTAAAGGAACTCAACGATTTCTGGAGATTCACAAAGCTTCCCGCAGGAATGAATATATCGAAAGACAACGTTATCTCTCCCGAATATGAAAATGCGTCATGGCAGCCTGTTGTACTGCCGCATACATATAATTCTGAAGACGGTGCAGACAGAATGGCAGCTGCAGACGGTGGGGACTACTACCGTGGAACTGTATGCTACCGCAGAAACCTTGCGCTGAGTTTTGAAGAATGCAGCTTAAAAGAACTCTATCTGGAATTTGAAGGTGCTAATACTGTTGCGGAAGTCTATATAAATGGCAGATTTGCAGGAGAGCACAGCGGAGGGTATTCAGCTTTCAGATTTGAAATTACGGACTATATATACCCGGACAAAGACAATCTGATAGCTGTTATCGTATCGAATGCTCCCACCGATTATATTGCGCCGATAACCGACAATGGCGATTTCACGAAAATGGGCGGCTTGTACAGGGGTGTAAAGCTTATTGCAGTCGAGCCTGTTCATATTGCTCTGAAAGACAGCGGCTCCTGCGGAGTATATATAACCCCACGCAATATTTCAGAAACATCTGCGGATATAGGCATACTTGTCAAGCTGGATAAAGCCGAAACCGCAGAGGCTAAGGCTGTGATATTTGATCCGCAGGGAAAGCCTGTAACGGAGTTTTTCGGCAGAGCGGACAAAGACAGGATAACGCTTTCGGGAAAAATCAACTGCCCGAAACTCTGGAACGGAGTAAACTCTCTCGCCCTTTATCGTGCGGAGATAACCTTATTCTGCAACGGGAAACCTGTCGATAGCATTGAACAGGAATTCGGAATACGCTCGTACCGCATAGATGCCGATAACGGCTTTTTCCTCAACGGCAAGCCATATCCGCTCCATGGGGTGAACTACCACCAGGACAGTTACGAATCCGGCTGGGCAATGACTGACGCTCAGCGTGAGCGAGATTATCATATCATTCGTGACATGGGCTGTACCGCTGTAAGAATGGCTCACTACCAGCATTGTGACCATGAGTATTCATTATGCGACAGGCTGGGTCTGTGCGTTTGGACGGAGATAGGCATAATCAATAAAATGTCTGCCGATGACAGCGACGCTCATGTTCTTTCAGACGGCTTTGGAGATAACGCAAAACAGCAGCTTCGTGAGCTTATCAGGCAGAATTACAATCATCCGTCAGTTATTGTCTGGGGATTGTCCAACGAACTTCACCAGATGACCGATGAAATATTCGGGCTTTACAGCGAGCTTTATGAAATTGCCTGCAAAGAGGACGATACAAGGCTGAAAACCTTTGCAGACAATCAGTTTTACGGCAGATTTCTGGAGCTTTCCGCTGATGTGGTCGGGTATAACCGTTATTTTGGCTGGTATAAGGATGCCGGCAGTGCGGAGAATTTCGGCGAATGGCTTGACCTATACCATAACGAAAAGGAAAAGCGCCCTGTCTGCCTTTCCGAATACGGCGGCGGTGGGGCAATTTCGCAGCACAAGGACAATGTGAATTGGAAAAGCGATATAGACCCTGTCGGAGTACGACATTATGAGAACTATCAGTCGCAGCTGCACGAGATATTGTGGAAACAATTCTCGGTCAGAAAGTACCTATGGGCTGAATTTATATGGTGTATGTTCGATTTTGCGTCCTACGGGCGAGTAGAGGGAGATACAAAGTCGCAGAACGACAAAGGACTTTGCACAAGGGAGCGTATTCCCAAGGACGTATATTTCTTTTACAGATCCGTATGGAGCAGCGAAAAAACCGTTTATATAACTGAACGCAGGCATGAATACAGGAATTGTGATGTCCCTTTTGTAAAGGTTTATTCAAATGCGGACACTGTGGAGCTTTGTATAAATGATGTTTCGCACGGCAGGATACCCCGGTGCGAACTTCCCGATGACGAGAGCACTGTTTTCGTGTGGGAAAATATAAAGATAAAACCCGGCACGAAAAACAAGATATGTGCTAAAGCATATTTCAGCGACGGAACATCAAGGACCGACTATGCATTCTGGACAGGTAAATAAACGTGTCAGTATGTTTTATTCATCATAATAGAGGTCGATTATGAACGTTGTTATTCTGATGCTCGCTGTGACAGCCTGCTATACAATATGCTCGCTGAATGACAAATACGCCGCTGCCAAAGCCAACTTCTCCGGCGATGAATTTACATTCCTGATGTGCTCGTCGATGTCAGTGTTCCTTGCTGCAAGCCTGCCTTTCCAGAATCTGAGTTTCAGTTTTACATGGCAGTCGTTTTTAGCGGTATTACTGGTTGCAATGTGCAAAATGCTTGAATTCCAGATGAGCGCACGGGTGCTGAAACAGCTTTCCGCTTTTGAGTTGAAAGCGTGGCTCGGGATAACCCTGTTTGCGTCTTATTTCACCGACATTTTTTTCGGGTCTGAACTCAGTGTTTTCAAACTGATTTGTATATTTGCAACAGCAGCAGGCCTTGTATTTATTGCAAAGTCGTCTAAATGTGGCAGTGTAAACTATAAAGAGATAATTCTGCCGTTGGTGTTATATCTTGTTTCAAAATACGGGTACGGGCTGGTTATAAGGAGTTTCTCTCCATATGCTTCATCAACCATGCAGCTTCTTCCGGCTATGGTGATAATTTCGCTGATAATGCTGCCGAGAGTTCATATCCGGGAACTTATTAAGAATAATCGAAGCGGCGTTGTTAAGGTAGTGCTTGCCAGAATTCCAAATACGCTCGGAATGCTGCTTGAAAATGCGGTTATATCTATAAGCCTTGCAAATTACTCGTTCATTCAGCCAATGATCCTTGTAACGCTTTTCGTAATAGGGCTGATTCGCAGAGAAAAGCGTTCACGGCTCAATTTGATCGGAAGTATGATCTGCATTGTGGGTATAGTGGCTTTTCAGTTGGCGTAAATCTTAAACATTCTACATCAAACTTACTTCTGAAAAGCTTTGATACTTATCACCCCAACTTTATACATTGTTAGCGGCTAAATTTCACAGTTCTGAAGCACAAATTGAATTTTAATATATGCAGATGTTGCTGCAATAGGTTAAAAGTAGATGTTTATGGAAGCGGCACTAAGGTTAGTATCGTAAAATAACAGAGCCATAGGACTGCTCAAATTTTAATGAGCAAGTCTTGTGGCTTTTTGTTATTTTTAGGAATAATTAAAAAGTGCACACCCACCTGCTGAAAATGCACACCCTTACGACCTTTCGTTAAAAAGTATAAAGGTAAAAAGTGAAAAGGCTCTGATAAGACCTATTTTAGGTCAGCTCAGAGCCTTTAATCGTTAAATATTGCAGAAAAGCCTTTAAAATCAAGGGTTTTCGCATAAAAAAATTGCACACCGTTCTGATAACGCATCGTATCAAAATCAGTGTGCAGTTTTGGTCGAGGTGACGGGAGTAAAAATAGCCCAATTCTCCCCTTTTCGACCGCTTTTCTATCACGCATAAAACCCAGCAAAATCAACGGTTTTCGCGCTTTTCGCCGTATGCAACTTCACATACATAATTTTACAAATTGGTTTTATCGTGTACAAATCGTGCATGGTTACAGAAACAAAAACAGCCGACAGAGCACCCCAAGCACCCTGTCGGCTGTCCGTTTAACAAGCGTCCGGATTTCAACCGGAGCTACGGCTATCACCGTGTACTCACCCTATACTACTACTTGTTATAATAGCAAGAGGACGGATTTCAACCGTCATAGGTGTACTGAAATCAGCTCTGTTATCTTATCGTTGAAATAAGCCTTTTCGCCTTTCGCTCTAAGCGATAGTTTCAGCCCTGCCTGTTTTCACTCTTAAACTACTTCTTGCCATTTATATTATACCATGTATTTCTTACCCTGTCAATCATTTTTTGTTCTTTATCTGATACATTATGATCCCCCTTTTCGTTATGAATATAACCCTTGTGCGTGTGCGGCAGAGTTTTTTCTCCATTTATAATATGAGCGCTTCCACTTACATCAATCTGCTTAAATCGCTTGTTATGCTTGTCATAATAGGTTATAGATTTCAAGTTATTCTGCTCGTTTATTGTTACATACACTCTGCCTTTGGTCATAGTTTCCATCGGAGTTTTTGCAGATGCACTGTCATTATATCTGACAAACTTAATATTTCCCGACTGATACAGCGTGCTGTACTCCGTTCCATACACCTTGCCTTTATCGCTTATCCCGCTCGATGAACCGCGTCCGCCCATTGTATCACCTTACAACCTTTTTGTCAAATTTATTTTGAAACGCGTCTATATGTATAATGTTGCCCTCGCACTCATTCGGCACGCTGCCGTAAAACACTACCGCTGAGGGCTTCAAACGCTTCATCATCTCGTTGTAGCCGCGCAGGAACGCTGCTTTCGCTTCCCTGCTGCGCTGAGTGCCTACCGATGATACAGCTACAGTGCCGCCGATGGGTTCGCCGTCGAAACACCACTCGAAGCTCTTCTCGCCGCTCCAGCATATCGTGGGCACTACCTCTATGCCGTTCAGCTCCCAGTATGCCGCGCACCAGTGCTTGCGGTAATGGTTGTATATCTGCATGGCTTCGGGTATGTCCGAGTAAAGCGAGAAATCGGGCGCGAACACTACCTTGTACTTGCTCAGAAGCGCGAGATAGTCCGTCGGGTGGTTCCACACGCGCGCGAACTGGTAATCATCTATGAAGAAGTGCACGCCCTTTTCCTCTTTCCCGCTCGCAGTCCGTGCATAATTGAAGCTCACAAGCTCGGGAAATTCGGTTCGCGATGTGCCGTTCAGCACGGGTATGCCGTACCTGCCCGTGCCTGTGAAAAATCCGTGCTGTAAATTTTCGTAACGCTGCTTATGTTCGTACATCTCACTTCACCTTCCCCGCCAACTTCTTCATCAGCTTTTTACCCGCGACCCCGTTCTGCTTGTACCCAAGCTTGCCTAGCACCGCGTTGGTCGCTTTCTCCGTACCGCCGCCAAAGCCGCCGTCATCTGCAAGGCTCTCAGCCACGCCCAGCGCCGCGCAGGCGAGCCGCAGAAGCTGTTTGTACGCATACACTCCTACGCCCTTGTCGCCGCGCTTGAAGCCCTCTGTATCGAGCGTTTTCAAGGCTTTCGGAGCGGTGAAGCCGTTTAATCCCGCCGACTTTATCTTCGCGGGGTAGTCCACATAGCAGTAGTTGCAGTCCACCGCCGTGCTGATACCCGCGACCGCGCCGCCGTCCGTGTACTGCCACATTCCGACCTCGCCCGACCAATTGAGCCTGCCGCCGTACTCCGCGAGCCAGAGGGCGTAACGCTTAGCGACCTCTGCCGTCAGCATAGTCTGCGCTGGGCTGCGGCTCATGTAAATTCCCGCGAAGTAGCCCGCCTTTTCGAGCTCCTCGCAGAACGCCCTGCACATCGCAGACACGCCTGTCTTGCCGACTAGCGACTTGCCCTCGACATCGAAATATATCGGGTACTCGAACTGTTTGCCCTTTATCGCAGCAAGGCAGCACTTCGCCTCCTGCCGCGCCTCGTCGGCGGTGGTCGCATAGCTGAACCAGTACCCGCCGCAGGGTATTCCGTGCTTTTTGCACTCCGAATAGTTGCGAGCGAAAGTCTTGTCTATCTGCCCCGCGTACCACCCGTAGCCTATCTGCATTATCACAAAATCGACTGCGCCGCGCACCTTCGCGAAGTCGGGCGCGCCCTGGCAGTATGATATGTCAATGCCTTTTTTCATCGTTGTTATCCTCCTTTAAAACGTCGATAGCCTTAGTTATCACAGCGGGGATAGGCACGCCCATCAGCCCCGCATTTTCGATGATTGACAGTGTTTCGTTGGCGATAAACGCCACGCACACCGCGTCCTTGATGTACGCCGTACCGAGCGTGAGGTCAAGGCGGCACGCGACCAGCAGTATCAGCAGTATCATGCCCTTGCGGCACAGCCCCTTGAACCCTGCGCGGCTCTCGAGCGCCCCGCTCTCCGACTTGCCCGAGCGCTTAAAAACGCCCGCCACGATAAGCCCCGTGAGGTAGTCGATCGCGATGAAGATGATAAGTGTCGTCATAGCGCTAGTCCAGCCGCCGAACAGCGCCGCGACCGCTCCGCCGAGCGTTCCGACAGCGGCAAGCACCGCCGCTTTTATGTTTGTCATATTGTTCCTCCTATTCCTTCAAAGCAAACACGCCGTTGTAAACGTATTTCGTGCCGTCAACATCTATCGTTATGCCCGACTGCCCGATAAACTGCGTAAACGGTACAAAAAATAGGTTGTCGCTGTATGTGCCTGCGTCAGTCACGGCGGGGACTAGGGCGGTACGCCCTGCTGACCGTACACCGACATCTTTTAGTTGATTTGCAGTAAATCCTGTGCCATTGCTGCCACCCATGCCCTTAAAAGCACTGTCATTTGCAAAGTCACCTATCGTAGCGCCGTAGGTGCTGTTGCCCGTAGAGTGATAACCTGCAAAAATAACACCGCCGTCAGTGTTTTTAGTGATAAAGATATTGTCTATGTTATTGACGTACAGCAGTATACCGCAGCTGGTCTTGACGGCACGAGTAAAGCGATGATCTGTTCCCCACTTTGTGAATCGGTAATCGTTCATACCGTTTTTTAGCGTTGCAAAAAAGATATAATTGTTCGTGTTGGTGTCAATTGTCAGTGCTGTCACACCGCCTATTTTACATTGTATTGCTGTGCTCCCCGCTGGTGTAGATATTTGGCTGAAATAATCCGTTGCGTTAGTGTTGAGCCACGCTCTTACTTCATTTCTGTTACTGTCCGCCGTTGTACCTGTGAAATATGTTGTTTCTATTGCCATTACTGTTCCTCCTCAATTTTTGTTGCATCGCCTACTGTACCCACTACCCCCTCCGCCACCGCCGAGGCTAGGGCGGGAGCGCTCCCGCCGCCGCTTCTCTGCGAAAGCTCAGCATACGCCGCGTCTATCTTCTCAAAATTCGCATTCAGATACGCTTCGTCGAACAGATCATCGTCGCCGACAAGCGCGAGCGTTAAATTCTCAGTGTACTCCATTTTTACCTCCCTATCACGAGCCAGTCAACGTGGTATGTGCCCGTCGGCAGGTAGCCCTCCTGTGCGCCGCCGCTCTGCTTGTACCGCCCGTTGGTGACATAGCAGCGGTAGCCAGTGCCCGCGAGGTACTCGAGGAAACAGCAGACGTTCATCGCCGCCACCTGCCCCGTGCTGTACACATAGCTCACCGTCGCCAGCACCCGCGTGTTCGCCGTCACGTTCGGGATATTCAGCGTTACGCGCTGGCTCGCGACCGTTGCGCCTTTCTTGATGGTGAAGCTCTCTCGCCCGTGTTCAAATCCTCTTGCGGACAACGTATCGAAAAAGCTGTCTATCTGCTCGCCCGAATAGCGCAGTTTGTACTTCGCCGCGTTCTCTAGGGCCGTCACACGTTCTTCGATCGTCAAATTTTCTGCCATAAAATCACTCCTTGTGAATTAAATCAACTGTTCTTCATCGTTAAGTCCGGCGGCGGTTATATCCGCGCTCAGCCCGCCGTCATACGAAAACGCCAGCCCCGTGACGGGTATCGCCGCGCCCGAATAGGTCACAACGTCGCCGACGTCGAGCCGCGGGTCGCCGAGCCTGTGCCGAAACTGCGCCGTGTACCATGTGTAATTCTTCACGCGCGAAAAAAGGCTGTCGAGCAGACTGCGGTTCATGTACGGGCACGCGAGCTGCAAAATGCGCCCCTTGCTCTCGTCCGTTTCGCCCGCCGTCATGCGCGTATCGTCGTCGATATTGCAGACCACGCCGACTATCACGTTCGGGTTCTCGCTAAGGGTCGGCTCGTCCGCCTCGCTGGGCGTGATCTCGCGCGCCGACGTATACCAGCGCGTTCGGTAGACCCCCTCGCGGTCGATGAACCCGAAATGCCCCCGCGCCGCCGATATGTACCCGAGCATTTGGCGGCAGGTCGTGCCCGCCGCGATGGTCGAGATCTCGAAGTCAAAACTTGCCGCGACAAGCTGTGCGCCGTTCGACGCGAGCAGGTCAGCACCTCCGCTCTCTTGCAAGTCGCCGCTGACTGCACCGCCCATGCACTGTATTCCGAGCTGTCTGCAAACGTCCTGCTCAACGGCTTCGGCGCTTGCGGGCAGCTGCAATCCGCACTTGTACTCGCGGTCTGCAAAGTAGAGCATATCGTACAGCGAAAGCTCGCGCCCCGTGCCGTTGCGGGGGGCTTTGGTGCAGATGAAAACGCCCATCGGGATAGGCTCGCCGAGCACCTCGCCCAGCCGCCGTATCTGCCGCGGGGTGAGCGTTTTTACGCGCCCGAACTTGTATCGCGCGAGCCTGCCCCACGTCATTTTGCCGCCCTCGATGTCCGCGATGTAGAGCGAAAGCCGAAACATATGCCCGACGTACCCGCCCGCGCTGTCGGCGATGTTTACCGTCCAACTTTGCGAGCAGACCGCGCCGAGTTCGATATCGTCGCTTAAAGAGGTCGATTCGCGGTCTGAATTTGCCGAGAATATCGCTTCGGCGGTCAGGGTGCGGGCGGCGGTGAGGTCTTCGAGAATTATCCCGTAAAGCGGCGAGCTGCTCAGTATCGCCGCCTGCAATCCTGCGCTTACTTGGTACATTTTCCACCTCCTACTGTTCCACAAGGCTGACCGTGCACTTTTTGTAGTAAATCCCGCTGTCGGTGCGCACTATGCCGCTTGGCACGAACTCGCCGGCATATGCCGTTATCGCGATGTACCCGCAGCGGTGGTAAAACTCGACCTCGAAAAAGCTTCCGCCACCCTCTATAAGCTTCCGCCTCGGGTATGTTCGTCCAGCTCAGCGGCAGCTTCCACTTGCGGTGCTTTATCGCGCCGACCGAGCAGCCCGAAGCCGTGCGCCCCGAGCCTGCCGTCCATTCTGGATAGTGCACCGGCGACCAGCTATCGGGGTCGGGGTCTCTCACCCACACGCCGCGTATTTTCAGCAGTTTTCCGTTCATTCAAATGCCCCCTTGCCGTTTCTGCGTCGGTACGCGGCGTTCATAGCGACTATGCAGTCGAAAAGCGTTTTCTTATCTACCTGCCCCGTTACCGTAAGCTCCATGCCGCGCAGAAGCTCCAGTATCTCGCGCAGCAGCTCTACCGCTTCCGCCATTTTGCCGCCGTCTATCAGCCCTTGCAGCTTGCTCAGCGGCGATATTACCTCGGGGTCGGCTTTAGCGTTGCGGTTATCGCCGACCATCGCGAGCGTGGGCGCAGTAGCAAGACCGCCCTGCGCAAGCTTCGGTATCTCGGGTATGTCAAAGCCTATCTTATCAAAACCCACGATGTCCGCTACGGCGGAGGGCAGGTCGATACTTATGGAATTTATGCCCGAGATCACCTTGTTCGCAAGGTCTATCAGCCAGTTCAGCGGCTCTTTGAGCGCATCTTTCAGGCTGCCGAATATCTCTACTATCTTATCCTTTATTGCCCCGAAATGCTCTTTTACCGAGCTTAGTGAGAACGCCGATTTAATCATCGTGAGCGCGGCTGCGAACTTGGTCTTGAACCAGCTCGGTACGCTCACGAAAACTTCCTTTATCTTTTTGAGCAGCGTTTTGAATTTGCTGATAACACCGCTTATCTTCGAGGTAATGCCGCGCAGCAGACCCGCCATTATCAAGCCGCCCTGCTCGTCCATCACCTTAGAGGGCGAGTGTATGCCGAAACATTTCTTGAAGCCGCGCATAAAAGGCTCGAAGATGTGCTCCTTTATCCAGCCGCCGATGTCCTTGAAAGTTTCTACGATACCGTTGAAAAAACCGTCCTTGAAGTTGTCGGCAATGCCGCCGCCCAGCTCCTTGATCACAGTGACCACCACGTTTACGCCCGCGCCAAGCGCAGAGCCTAAAAACTCAAAAGCCTTGCTCGCTATACCGCCCCAGTCGATGTTCTTCAGGAAGTCGGCTATCGAAGTGCCTACCTTCGACCAGTCTACCGTCTGCAAGAAGCTTATAGCCGTTTGCAGTACGCCCTTTATCGACTCGCCCAGCGTTTGCCCCGCTTTGGCGAAGTCGGTGTTTGCGAACCACGCGTTCACGCCGTCGCCCAGACCGCTTCCCAGCCCCGCAAAGTCAAACGTTGTGACGAATGCGTAAGCAGTAGTGATAACGGCGTTGAGCTTATCTGAAAGCGTTTTGCCGATGAGCATGAAGTCGGTAGTCTGCATCGCGCCGTTGAGCAGGTCTGCCGCAGCCGTGCCGAAAGCGGCAAAGTCAAAGGTGGTGAGGAAAATATCCAGCGCGCCGAAAGCGGTGTTCACGCCCTCGCCCACGCTGTTTCCGAGCTTCTTCCAGTCCACACCGCTGACAAGACCGTTCAGCAGCTTAGCGGTATTTTTCACAGCTTTATTAAGCTTTTTGCGTATCTTCGTCCACGGTATCTTTTCTACCATGGAGTTTACCGCCGCGCCAAGTTGCTTGCCTGCGCCCTGCCAGTCGCCCGCTTTTATCGCGGCTTTCATCTTCTCCGCCCAGTCGGGCAGTTCAGCGCCCTCGCCGTTTATCGCGCTCCAGTCGATACCGCTTTCGCCGCTCTCATCGCTTTCAGACTGCGTGTCCTGCGCGACGTTCATTTCATCGAAGCTTGCGAGGTAAGCCGAATTTTTCTTAGCCTCCTTGCCTACCTCTTTGACCTTTTTCGCCGCTTCCATCGACTTCTTGTATGTGCTGCCGAATATCTCGGCCGTAAAGGTCGCCAGCGCCTTTGAAGCCGCCGCAAGCCCCGCCATCATCGAATTTATCGCGGGCATTACCGCCTGCATTATCGGCTGAAAGGCTATCGAAAGGTTCGCTTTTATCTCGTTTAGCGACTTCGAGAACTGCTCGTTGCCCATGCAGGCTTCCTGCATAGCCGACTTCATGCCGCGGAATGCCGCATACAGCCCCGCCATGAGCAGTGCTGATTTAGCGGCGCCGCGGATAGATTGGCCGAGCTTTTGGACGGGGGAGCTTACGCCGTTCGCCGCCCTTTTGAGCCCCGAAAATTTAGCCTTTATGCCGTCCAGAGCCTTGCCGCCCGCACTGCGCAGTTTGGAAAATCCGCCGCGTAAGGTATTTAGCGCGCCGCAAAAGACCTTTTTCACACCGCCCGAAGCTTTGCTGAAAGCGGCTTTCATTTTGCCTGCGGACTTCTCGCCGCTTTGTGCGCTTTCGGCAGCCGTTTCGCCCGCGCTTTCCTCAGCGCTTTCTATCTTGCTTTGAGTGCTCTCGGCAGAAGTTTGCAAAGAGATAAGCTGCTTTTCGGCGGCGTTTATCTGCTCTACCAGCTTTGCGGCTTCCTTGTCGGTCTGCGCGCTGCTGAGCGCCGCGTTGAGCTCCTGCCACTTCGCCTGAACAAGGCTTATCTTCTCTTTGGTATTTTCAAGCTGCTGTTCAAGCCGCTCTACGGGGTCGGCAGGAACTTCGTAATTGCCGATGGCTTTCAGCAGCTCTTTAAGCTCCTGCGCCTGCTTTTTCGCAGCCTCTATGCCTTTTGCCGCCGATATATCCGCTTCTGTCTTTACCCCCATCTCAGTAGCCGTAGCGCTCTTGCCCGTCAGCTCTACTACCTTCTGCTGCGGCTTTGCCGAGGGCTGCGGTACTTTCACCTTTGCAGCTTCCCGCGCAAGCTCTTCTATGTCGTTCTTGACGCTATCCACAGCACCCGACATACCCTCTTCCATCTTCTTCGCGGCGGACTCTGTGGCTTTCTCCATGCCCTTCTGCACGCTCTCAGCCGCCTGCTCGGCTGCCTGCTCCATCGGCTTTGAGAGCATTTTCGATATGCTGTTTTTCAGCTCCTCGAGCTGCGCCGCCACCTTGTCCCTTATCTCCAGATCTAGGGTAAGCTTGCCTACGCTTGTGCCGTCTGCCATTTACACACCTCCTCCAAACATATTTTCAAACATTCTCTCAAACATCGCCGCGTACTGCTCGGGCTTTACCTCGGCTTTTACCTTGTTCGCGCGGAACTCGCGCCAGCGGCGGCGCACGCCCTGTTCGTACTCGCCCATGCGCTCTATCGCTTCCCTGTCGGTCTCGGCGCGTATCTGCACTATGCGCCCCAGCGGCGTGTCCTCCATAAGCCCCGCAACGAGCCTGTATCAATCGGGATAATGCAGCTCTTCCTGCTCGCTGGGCAATATGTGGTACTGCTTCGCTATCGACTGCACTATCAGCTCGCGGTCAAATTCAAGGTCGTAGCAGGGGTCACTCGGTGGGCTGAAATCGCTGCTCCGCCTGTTCTTCCTCCTGCGGGTCTTCGCCCATAGCGGCGCTCAGCACGGTGTTGAAAAGCTCCTGATACGCCGTCCACGAAAGCTCCAGCTTATCTATCTCGTTAAAGGCTTTCGGCGTGAGGGCGAGTTTCAGCACCTCGTCCATCTTATCTATATCGGCTTCGCTGCCGCCGTCCGCCTTGCCGCATATCGCGATTATCTTACGCACGGTCTTGGCGCGGTCGTCTACGGGGTAGACCTTTTCGCCTATGCGTATCTCCGGGCTGCCTACAAGAAGTTTCTTATCGGACGTGTATAATTTTGCCATAATTTTTCCTCCGTTTCATGGCAAAGATAAAGCGCCCGCCGTGATACAGCGGAGCGCCTTTGCCTATGTGTTGTAATGCTGTAATGTTTACGCTGCGGCGGGCGTGAATGTCGGCTTGCCGTCGCTCATGAAGTCGAAAGCCAGCGGAGCTACGCCGGTAGAATCGCCGCCGCCCCATTCGGTAACGTTCACTACGCCCTTTATCACGAGCTTAGCGCCGCTCGGGAAAGTCCATATGAGGGTGGTGGTGGCTTCCTCGCCCGTTTTCATAGCCAGCCCCTCTATGTAGTCGTTGCCCGCGTCGCCGACGTTGCGCTTGCCCGAAATGCTTATCGTTATCGACTTGCCCGTCATGAGCCTGCGCGTCCAGCCCTCGGCTTCAAAAGGCTTCCATTCCTCTACGTTGCCGTCGATGGATACCGAAAAGCTCTCCATATCGGCAATGCCGACGAGGTTATCCGCGGTAGAGCCGTCGCCGCCCGCTTTGTCTATCTTGAACTGATTTTCATACACGGGGTATACCCCTGTTTTTCCTGCCATAGTTATTCATTCCTTTCGTAATATATAGTCGCTTCCACGGCGTATTCGCATATGCCGCGTTCGTCGCGCCCCAAGTTTATCGGCTCGGCGGGGTGTATGTACGCCACCGTAAAGCCGCCTGTACGCCGTCTGCGCACCGCCGCAAAGGCTTCGTACACCTCTTCCGCGCGGGCTTCGGCAGCCGAGGGCGCGTCGGTGTGGTGAACTATCACGGTCACCCGCTTTTCAAGCGTTTTCGTGTACTCCTCGCCGCCTATGCAGAGCCGCCGCTTACCGCCTTTCAGCTCAAAAACGCCCATGCAGCTCTCGGTGCTGCCGTCAAGATTGCCCGCGTACACCTGTTGTGTATCGAGCAGCTCCGCCAGCATATCCCGCACGTTCAGCAGGGTCATTCTCTTCATATCTTGCTCAGCCTTTCCTTGTACGCGCGCATGAAGTTATCGCGCACGAAGTCTTTTTTCGCGCCGCTGATATACGGCTCCAGCCAGTGGTCGCGCCGCCCGCCGCGAACTTTCAGCTTTTCTATCGGCTGTTTCACTTTCAGCACCGCGCCCTTGCGAAATCTGTACCCGACTATGCTGCCACTTTTGTCGCGCACAAGCGCAGGCCCTTTGCCCGTTTCAGCGTCCACCATCTTGTTGCCGAAGTAAAGGTAGCGCGAGTAGACCATATCGTGGTCTATGTAGACGTGAGTGCTCTCGGGCGTTTTCATCATGCCGACGTACATTCCCTGCTGCAATGCGCCCTGCCCCAGCGGGACGGTGTTCTGCGAATCCGTTATCACCTGCTGTAGGGCTTCTTTCGCGGCAAGCTCCGCAGCTTCTTCCAGCGCCTTTATCGCGGCGGGGTAAAGCTCCAGCGTTACGCTCATCATATCAGCTCCAATCTTGTGTAATTCACGCTGCCGTCGGGGTCGGTCGCTTTTTCAGAGCCGTATATCGTGTACTTTCTGCCGCCTATCTCGGCGTACCCCTCTATCAGCGGTCGGTCGGGGGCGATGTCGCCGTTAAAGAGCGCTTCGCCCGAAAGGGTTATCAGCTGCTTCTCGGCGCTGAGCTTCTGCCGCGACTTCTGCGTGTGGAAGCACTTGCCCTCAAATATCACCGTCTGCCGCCGCGAGCCGTCGGGGAGAAGCCCATCGGTCTGCGTGATACGGCAAGGGGTAACGCACACGCGCGGCGGCACAAGCTTAGGAAATTTCATTCACACCCCCGCCTTTCGGCAGCAAAGCCCCGTCTGCAAGAGCAAGCCGTACACCTGCGCGGTGGTGGTCGCCCCGCCCACGACGACTATCTTAGACCTATCGAACGACATCGAAACGCCGCTTATGCTGTAAGCGCTCAGAGGGCTTTCCAGCAGCTCGGAATTGTCATAGATGAATTTCACCTGCAATGCCGCCGAACGCTTTATACGCTCTCTCTGAAAGTCGGTAAGGCGCTCAAAGCCCATCGCCGTGATACGGTTGAAAGTAAGCGTATCTATATCGCTCTCAGCCCGCCGCTCCAGCGCCGCGAACTGCTCTTCGTCAACTTCTCTTTCGGGGCAAAGGACTGTGAACTCTGCGTATGTGAGATACAAATGCGCTCACCCCTTACTCGCTGTATTCCGCAGTGTCGGTATCGACGTAAATGCTGTCTATCTTGCCGTCCTTGCCGTTCGGGAAAGTGAACACGTCGGAAAACGCGCGGTTCTGATAGAGGTAGCCGTCGCCCTCGGTGTGCGTACCGGGAGCAAAGTTGTAAATGCTCGCGATCTTCGGCACTATCTTGGTAGTTTCGGGCGTTGCGATGAGCACGTTTATCTTGTGCGAACCCGCCGCCTTTTCGTAGTAAGTATCGAGTGCCGACTTGCTTGGCGTGCCGGACACCTTGGTGTAAGAGCCGCCCGACTCGGTGTAGTAATCCTTGCCGCTCACTATATCGGTATCAGCGGTCTTTACATAGCTTGCCGCGCAGGGCTCGAAGCCGCCGTCCTCTGGGTCGAAATTGAAGCGGTCGTAGAAGCGCTCGTCGTCGATGACTTCCATTATAGGCACGCCGTCGATGTCGGTAACGCGCGTTCTCAGCCCAAGTCCGCCCTCTGCTATCTCGGTCATGGAGATGGTGCGGGTGAACTTATCCGACTTTTCCAGCAAGTCCATAACAGCGCTCGTAACATACATGATGAGCGAGCCGTTAGCTTTGTATCTGCGCAGCTTGCCCGCCGCGAGGAAGCCTTTCAGCTTATCGAAAACGTTCGACTTTGTGTACGAGTCTGCGGCGGTCTCAGAGTGGTAGCCCTCGAGCGCCTGCGCCCTTGCCGCCACGCGGGAGAAGAAGAGCGCGTCGGTCTCGGGAGCAGCCTGTGTGCGCTCGAAAGTTTCAGAGATATTCTTGATAGAGGCGGTAGCGTTTGTTTCGTCAACGTCCGCCTTGTCGATAAGAAACTGTACGTCGCGGTCGTGGGTAAGGGTAAAAGGCGTATCGGTCTGAACGTACTTGCCCGTGTTCCAGCCGCCGTTGCGGTTGTGCGACTTGTAACCCGAAGTAGACATCTGCGTGAAGTGGAAGGTCTTAGCGTCGAGCCAGCGCACGTTCTGTGTTATGAAAGGGCTGGAGAGCGTTTCCTGTATTCTGATCTCCACCAGTTCGGGGTTCCATACCTCTGCGTAATTAAGATTCGGCATATTTCATTCCTCCATTATTTGAATTTGTTCCAGCGTTTCTGCGCTGTCTGCTTGTTCTGCGGCTTCTTTTCCTCAGCTTCGGAAGCACCCGCGCCGACCTTGAACCCGCCCGCAGCGCCTTCCTTGCCTTTCATATCGGGGTACTTCTTCACTACGGCTGAGAGCGCGGCGCTTATGTCCTTAGCGCTGCCGTTCCTGACGTAGCTTTCGGCAAGCGCCACGGCGTCCTCCATAGCTTCGGCGCTCACTCCAAGCTGCATGGCGGCTATCTGCGTTTTCAGCCGCAGTATCTCCTCGTCCTTTTCGTCGGGCTTATCCCCTGCGGGTGCGGGCTGCTCGGGTTTATCGGCAGGCTCGTCAGTGCCCTCACCGTTCTCATCAGCCTGACTATCGTCCGACGCAGGCTGTTCCTTATCGGCTGAGTTCTCATCAGCCTTGTCCGCAGGCTTTTCATCAGCCTTTGGCTCGTCCTTTTTCTCCTCAGCGGGCGCAGCTTTCTTCTCCTGCTCCTCTTCGGGAGTTTTCTTCTTTTCGTCCATGTTTTTACCTCGCTTTCTTGAATTTTTGTATGAAAAAAGCACCTCGCATAAAAGCGGGGCGCTCAGTTCCGATATTTGGGTATAAAAATACCGCCTGACCTTGGTCAAGCGGTATCAATCTTCGATTTCTTCAAATTTAACGTTATTCGCGCATTCAGCTAATTTTCTAACTGAGATATTTCCCCAAAAATATTCCTTTGGTATCCCGTTTGGAAAAGCGGTACAACAAAATTCTCCGTTTTTATTCTTTTCTTTGATGTGCTTGCATGATGTGCAGTCTGGAATAATAACAGACATCTATTTTCGCCACCTTTCAACATATTCATCAACTAATGCCTTTACACGTTCATCAACTTTTTCATTATTGCGAATGCGAACAAAACCTTCTGCTATTGTTTCAGAACCGTCTTCAAGAATATCAGAATAGCCCGACACTCCAGCAATGAATTTCGTTCTTAGTTCTCTTTCCTTGCGAATAAAATCATCATAGCTTTTGCAATCTTGAAAGCTCATAAAATGAGCCATTTCATGCGCTATCAGATCTCTAGTGTTTTTAGAAGCAAGAATGCCTTTACTATAATTTCTATTATATATTCTTTCGTTGAGTTTGTCAAGATTTTCTTCCCAATTAAATCCCTTGTTAATAACGAAACATGATTTAAACGTTCCATTACTGTTGATAGGTTGAAATTGGAAAGGAGCTTTGCCATACTCCTCACTTATATCTTCATACACAAACTCATCGATGTGTACATTGTATGTAGATTGAATTTCTTCTATACTGTTTACAATTTCAGACTTAATGTCTTCTGGTATTTCCTTCGCACTTGCAAAATCACCCTCTACATAAATTTTCTTACTTACATTATCTGTATACGCCTTTTCCCTCTCAAACTCCCGCCTAAGCACATCTCTGTTGGCGTTTACGAATTCGCCAAGCTCGCGCTCGGCGGCGTTCAGTTTGCGGCGGTACTCCTTTGCGGCGGCGGGGTCAAGCGTGCCTGCTTCCAGCCTTTTGAGCCTGCGTATGTTTCGCTCCATCGCCCGCTGTTTTTGCTCCAGCTCGCGCTCGCGCTTTATCTGCTCGGCTGGTATCGGCTCGGGCGGCTGCGTTACGCCGTGTATGTACTGCCCCATGGTGTGGCGGCAGTTCGGGTGGAAAAGCCCGCCGCTTATCGCGTGCGAGAGCAGTGTGAACCATTCGCCGCAGTAGTTCGACTTTCCCCGCACGCCGTCGCTCTCGCCCTGCCACACGGTGAATACGTCGTCGATATACACCCGCCCCTGCCAAGGCTCGCAGGTCTTTGAGCAAGCGCCGTACTGCGAGATGAGCACGGTATCATACCCCAGCTCGGCAAAGCGCTTAGCCTTTCCTTGCAGAGCCGCACGCGCCGATGTCGTCCGCAGCGCCATACGCACATAGTCGGCTATGTTCACCCGCCGCCCGTCGCGGTAGACTATGCACTTTATCCCCTGCTCGAGGAAGTCGCGCACCGCTTCGTCTATCGCCTTTTCGAGCGGCATTTCGCCCACCGCCTGCGCCAACTGTACGCGGTTTAGCGTTTGCCTGTAAACGTCGTCCATCGTGCGCAGGGCGGCTGTTTCCGCGCGCTGTTCAATCTCGGTGATGTCCTGCATAAGGCTTTCCATCTTCGCTTCGTTCACGCCGAAAAAATGCACGCTGCCGCTGCTGCTGACGGGCGGTGCTTCGCTTATCTGCTGCTGCGTCTGCGCCGTTTCCTGCTCTGCCAGCCGCTCGCCCTCGGCGAATTGCTCTTGCATAAGCTCGCGGGTCTGCGTGTCTATTAGGTCGGTGTAATCGTCCATCACGGCGCGGTTCTCGCGGCGGAACTGCTCCAGAGCGTGCAGCTTCTCAGCCTGCCATGCGCTCCACTCAAAGCCCTCGCGGCTCTCTAACTGCTTGTGCTTTTTCAAACAGCGTTTCAGCGCGGCGCAGAGCCGCACCTCTATCTCCTCGAATATCTTCGCGATGTCCTTGAAACTAAGCAAGCTCATCACCTACCGAGGTCGGCGCGCCATCTGTCAGCCCCTTTTCGTGCATCAGCCGCTTGACCTCGCCCGCCTTCCATTCGTCGCTCTTAGAGCTGCCCCATAGCTCTTCCACCTGCGTCTGCACCGACATTACGCCGTATGTGCCCGCCTTGCCGACTGTTTCGACGCGGCTGCCGAAATCGGGCGCGCCGTATTCGCCGAAATCTGCCGCCGATTCATACTCTGCGGGCGCTCTGCCGCGCATATTGTCGTATGTTTTCAGCATGGCGCACACAAGCTCTGGCAGCGCCTTTTCAAGCGCCGTAGTTATAGTGTTTCGCGTGTTTCCCGTAACGTCTTTCTTCTCGCGCTGGGCTTCCGCGGAGGACATCTTGCCCACGTCAATGCCGAGCGTTGCGGGCGACACAAGCCCTTGCAGGCACATAAGCAGGCAGCTCATGTAACTCGCCGTGAAAGCCTCGTACTTGATGTCGGGCTGAACTACCTCTATCTTCGGCGAAACGCCCTCTTGCAGCGGCTGCATGGTGCTGATATAGCTGTTGCCGAACTGCTCGGGCGCTAGGGGTCTGCCGTTTTCGGGGTCGCGCGGGATAAGCGTTTCGGGTATGTACTGCTTCACGCGCCCTGCTCTGATAGCGTCCCACCACTGCGAGATCACCTCGTCCAGCGCGTCGAAGCAGTCTGATTTGCCGCCGTCGAAAATGCTCTTGCCCCTGCCGGGGTATTTCTTAGAGGCGTAGAACCTCAGCGGCACCGCCATTATGTACCCGCCTGCGAACTCGGCGCGCGGAGGTATGCCCGCAAGCTGCGGCACGCTTTCGAGCGGCACTTCTTTCTCGCCGCTGTAAAGACGGCTCTCGATGTACCCCTTGCCGTAGCGCTCCTCGAGGTGAAATCTCTTAGTGCCGACGGTGTGTTCGGAATGGAATATCACTTCGCGCAGCACCCCGCGCGAGCAGCAGTATTCGACTTTATCCGCGCCGACGAACTCTACTATCGGCGTATCTGAAACGGCGGGGTCTACCGAGATCTTGAAAGCGCCGTCGCCGTCAACTAAAACAGCCGCAACAGCCTGCCCCGTAAGCTCGGTAAAATCGGTGTGCTCGCAGATATGCGCGAAGTCTGCCGCCGCCCTTTCGCCCGCTACCGTGATGTCGTCCATATCCGCCTTGACAATATACGCCAGCGTGTCGGCTATCACGGCGGGCAAGCCACTGTGTATCTTGCGTATCCTCTCGCGCTCGGGCACGCTGCCCCAAAAACACGCCGTGCTGAGGTCGAGCTGTCCGAAAAACTGCGAAAGCTCGTAAGCGTCGCCGCGGTACCATATCTGCGCCCGCGCCACCTCGGTATAAAATCCCGTTTTCTCAGCTATACATATGCTGTACTCGGGCGCGGGCTGAATATCCAGCCATGTTCGCAGCATTTTCTTCACCTTGCTTCCCAATTCAAATTTCATTTTTCACACTCCCGATAAGTGATCTGTACGGCAGCCATGCGTATTGGCAGGAGTTTATAAGATGGTCATTGCCGTCTTCGGGGGCTGCCTTGTCCTCCTGCCAGCTGTATATATCCATCTCGGCGATGTACGCCCTGCAATGTTCCAAAATATAAAAATCACCTGCCGCCAGCCACGCCGACTGCAAGTGTATACGGTCGATTATCTTCGTCCGCTTGAACGCGGGGATAAAGCTGTAAATGCTGCCCGAGAGCCGAGCGAATTTCTGACATTCAAGTATCGTCGCTTGGTCAGCGCTGTCGATATACACATCTTTAGCAAAACCCCACGCGCGGCGGTTTTTCTCGAGAAACGCCGTGAATATCTTCGGTATGTCAGAGGGGGTGAGGGGCGTTTTTCTGTCGCGGTTATTGTAGACCTCTTCGTCGAGCAGCAGGCATTTTCTGTCCGCCGTAATGCCAACGAATGTGAACGCTATCGTATCAGGCGAGGTCTGCGAATAGGCTGTGTCAAGCCCTGCGGAGAAATGCAGAAAGCGAAAAGCCCTTGCCTGCTGTGCTGTGATGATATTTCGCTTTTGCAGGTCGAAAACAAGCCCCGTTGCGCGCCCTCGCAGACCGAGTATCTTGTTCTTATACAGCTTAGTGCCTTTCGGCGCGGCCGCCATTTTCCGCTGAACGTCCTCTTCGGTAAGCGAGAGGTTATCGCGAAAGGTGAAAAACCAATAGCGCCATGTCGGCACGGGGTCTTCCGTAAGCTCTTTCATTATCTCAGCGGGCACGTCCGCCGCGTATTTGCGGTACGGTCGGCTTCGGTTGACGAACTCTTTGTACACGGGCAGGCTGGGGTCGTCGGGATTGAGGGTCGCCATCAGATAATCATTACGGGTGGACATCTCACGGACGAACTCAATATCGGCGGTGTTTATCTCGTCGATGTAAACGCAGCCGAACTGTGCGCCGAGAGCCATCTGCCACTTGTCCTTATTGTCGTAGCCGAGAATGTATATTATCTTGCCCTCGAACTTGATATGCGGCAGCTTGTAATCCTTATCGCCGTTGCCGAAGTAGCGCGCGCCCGCGTGCAGGTCGAGGATGCCGTTATCCTGCTGAATGATAGTTTCCTCAGCCTTGCCGGTAGTTTTCGCGGCAATGACGTGCAGCTTTTTACGGCTTGCGGACACCATACGCATGAACTTCACGCCCGCGCCTACGGTAGTCTTGCCGCTTGCCGTAGTGCCCTCGAGGAAGTCTGCCGAAACGCCGTGCACGCTGCTTATGAAGTCGATATATTTTTGCGAGAGGGGGAAGCTATTCGTCAAGCCCCTCACCGCCTATCTGCGCGAAAACGTCGGCGAGCTTATCGGAAGTCTTGACCTCAGCCTGTATCTTCGCGACGTACTCGCCCGTCATTTTGTTGAGGGTATCAACGGCGCGGATACGGTCGGCAGGGTCGTTGCCGCCGTCCTTAGCGATGTCAGAGAGCAGAGCCTGCCGTTCCTTAGCGGTCATTATGCGCTCGTCCTGCGCCCTCTCGCTCAGCTCGCGGATATACGCAGCTACTCCAACATTCACCAACAGCTCATGCGCGCGGGCGTTAGCGTAATTCTCGCTGTACCCTGCCCGCAGCGCGCTCTGAACGGTGTTGCCGCACTGAGCGTAATATTCTGCAAATCTTTTCTGACGTTCGGTCATACGGCGCACCGTCCTTTCTTTTCGTGCACAAAAAAGACACCCCGCCCGAAAGCGGAGTGCCTTTACGCAAATTTATAGGAGGCTCGGAAGCAAATGGCGCGGCGCACAAGGTCATGCCCTCGGTCGCCGCACGGGACTTGCGCCCCGTAAATCACATGAAAGGAGATTCATCAAAAAAGAGCAA